TTTGAAGTAAACTATCCTGCTGCAACATATAGAAATCGAGAACCTATTTTTACAATTCTAAGAAGCGGTGGCGGTAAAACTACCTCAGGTCGCACAGTCTATGATAAAGAAGGCAAAACAGAATATTTTATAGAAGATATCGATATTGACACAATTATTACACCTACTGATAGAACTAGGTTAACAAATGCTACTGCATTATCTTTTAAAGTACTTGAACCGTATAGTATGGGAAATTTCCTTCAAGCTCTACAAGTTTCAGCACTACAGGCCGGCTATAAAAATTATTTAGAAGCTCCGTTTGTATTACAGGTACAATTTAAAGGATGGGATGATCACGGCAGGCCTATAAATGCTAGTAGGGCACGGCGTGTTTACCCAATAAAGCTAGTAAACGTAACTTTTGATGTTACTGAAGAAGGAAGTACATATGATGTACAAGCAATTCCTTTTAACGAATCAGCCTTTACTGATCAAACACAGTCGTCGCATACTGATATACAAATTTCAGGTGCTACTGTTTCAGAAATGCTACAGTCTGGAGCAGCTAGTTTAACTACTGTGTTAAACAATAGAGAACTACAGTTAGTTGACGCAAAACAAGCTGACACTGCTAATCAATACACAATACTATTTCCAACTGAAATAGGATCATCTGGCGCTGGAGACTTTGCTCCTACAACTAATAACGACGGAGCAACTGATAAGAGTTCTCAGGATAGTTCAAGTGAAGGTATGCGAGAATTGTCTGCAGAAGACTTACAGCGATTATATACTAGTGTGACCGGAATAGCAAACGGAAAAGTTCCGGATACATTTGAAGAACAAATACAAAATGTTGCCGGGGTAGTAGTTAGTAGAAGTCAATTAGGTGAACAAATTAGAGACTTTTCTGATGATCCAGATAATTTAAATAAAATTGGCCTAGCTGCAATTGTTAAGAGTAATTTAGATGGCGGAAAAATGCCAATGGGAATTCCAAAGTCTGCAGAAAACGATGACCGTCCAGGAAAAATAGATAGGTGTAAAGTTCAACGGAGTCAAGATGTTAGATCGATGACATTCTCTAGTGGCGTTAAAATCCAAGACATGATTGAACAAGTTGTGATTGCTAGTGAGTATGGCCGGACAATTGCTACAGCAAAGGCGGACGGGAACGGTATGGTTCCGTGGTTTCGAATTTCTAGTCAAGTCTATCTAGTGTCCGGAAATGAACAAGTAGACAGAACAGGTGAATCTGGCAAAATACTTGTTTATAGGGTAACTCCGTATATGGTACATCGTAGTGTGTTTCAAGGACCTACTGAAGAATCACCTGGAACTATACAACTTAAACGTCAAGCAGTAAAAGAATACAATTACATTTATACTGGGTTAAACAAAGATATAATTGACTTTGACATTAAATTTAATTATGCATTTTTTACAGGTTATCACGGAGATCTAGGACAGCTAACTTCGGATAGTGTACAAGGCGGCTCGCAAGAACTAGGTGGAGGAAACACTAGATCTACTCCTGGTACCAACACAGGAAATACTGAAGCAGTTGCTGAAGGACTATTAAAAGCAATAGTTCCAACTGCAAATATAGTAGACGGTGGTGGTTTGGTAATGCATCCAGAAAGCATAGTAGCTATGGACTTTAATGAAGCTCTAGTTAATAGTCCGGCTGACTTGTTGCAAGTAGACTTAGTGATTCACGGCGATCCCTATTTTATGGCAGACAGTGGTATGGGCAACTATAGTTCTCCTAGTCTAGCAGGGGCACTAAATTTGTTAAGCAACGGTGCAATGTCTTATGAAACTGGAGAAGTTGATATTATATTAAACTTTAGAACTCCGTTAGATTACGGTTCTAACGGATATATGGACTTTCCAGGATTTGGATCTCAACCAGTTGCTAATTTCAGTGGATTGTACAAAGTAATACAAGTAAGCAACAAATTTAGCAATGGTGAATATACACAAGAACTTACATTATTAAGACGCAGGAATCAAGATAATTATACAGGTTTCTCAACTTCAGAATCTACAGGAGCAGTTGCTCTGACAGACTCAACGAAGCAAATTTCCGACACTCCGGAAGCCGAAAAATAACAGTACCATTCTAAGGAATAAAAATGGAAGAAAAACGTACCTCAGGAAGTCAAACTAGTATAGACGGTCCAGGCCCATTTCTAGCTAAAGTTAGAAATCATTTAGATACTGAATATATGGGTCAACTTCAAGTTGAATTATTAAAACACAACAGCGAAGGTAATTCTGTTGAAACTTCAGGACAAATGGTAACAGTTAGTTATCTAAGCCCGTTTTATGGAGTTACACCTTATAAGGGAGTTACTGAAAACGAAGGTTTTGAGAATAGTCAACAAAGTTATGGATTTTGGGCAGTTCCTCCTGATGTTGATTCTACTGTATTAGTTATTTTTGCTGAAGGCAATAGAGGACAAGGATATTGGATTGGTTGTGTGCAAGACCAATATGCAAATTTTATGGTCCCAGGCAATGCAAGCACAACTTATAATAGAGAAGAAACTGGACAATTACGACCAGTAGGCGAATATAATAAACGATTAGAAGAAGCAACAGGAAACAATCCTACACAATTTAAAAAACCTGTACATACTGATGCATACGCTGCTCTCCAAAGAGCTGGATTAGAAAATGATTCTATTAGAGGACATACTACAAGTAGTGCCAGGCGTGAAACTCCTAGCATGGTGTTTGGGTGGAATAGTCCGGGCCCTGCAGACTGGAGAGACGGTAAGCCAAGAGTAGCATACGGTGAACAATTTGGACAAACTCAAGTTCCGTTTAATAGATTAGGCGGATCTAGTTTTGTAATGGACGACGGCGATCCAAGTCTTTATAGAACAAGTTCTCCTTCAGAAGGACCTAGTGCATATGCTAGTTTAGACGCAGGCGGAAATCCATTATACCCTGCTAATGACTTGATGCGTTTTAAAACACGATCAGGTCATCAAATTCTTATGCATAACAGTGAAGATTTACTATTAATAAGTCACGGCAATGGCACAATGATTGAAATGACTGCTGGAGGAAAAATTGACATTTATGCTAAAGATAGTGTAAACGTGCATGCAACTACTGACATTAATTTAAAAGCAGATCGAAACATTAATATAGAAGCAGGTAATGCAATTAATATGAAATCAGGAACAACCACTAATTTTGAAAGTGTAGCTGATCTAAATATAAAAGTTGGAGCAAACGGAAGAATTACCACAGGCGGAAAAACTAATATTACTGCTGGCGGAATTTATATGACATCAGACCCAATACATTTTAACGGCCCTGTTGCTGAAGCAGCAACTGGTGCAGCAGCACCTACTAGAGTTCCTGGCGGTGGCGGTTGGCTTGGCGCAGAAAATAGAAATCCAGCTGCACATATTGCTGCACAAACTGACAATGTAGAAGGAACAAGTTCTCCTGTAGTTAATACAACTGACGGAACTACCGCAGTACAAACCCCAGCAGATGCCGGCGAAGTAGTAGTTGAAGATACTTTTAAACAATGCCCACCTACTGAAGTAACACCTACTGCTGAAACAACGGCTGAAAGTAATGCTACAATAGTAACTCCAAATAGTGGCGCACGATAAGAGGTAAATACAGTATGAGCACATTAGAGAAAAAATTGTACAGTGAAATCACAATACGTCCTAACGTAAAAGCTGACTATGGTGTTGGCACAAGAACCTATAGGGGATTTAGTACAGTTAATTCCGAAGCTAGTAGTTTTGTATTATACGATATAGAATTAATTAAACAGGACATTATTAATAATTTTCATGTTAGGCAAGGAGAATTACTTAGTGATCCTGAATTTGGAACAATTATATGGGATATAATCTTTGAGCCATTAACAGAGCAGCTTAAGAATGCTATTACTGAGAATGTAACACAAATTATTAATAGCGATCCGCGTGTGCAAGTAGACAGTATATCAATTGACCAATATGATAGTGGTATACAATTGGATGCTACACTGGTATATCTTCCTTATAATATTGCAGAACGTATGCAATTAACATTTGACGAAAACAACGGCTTTACTTCGCAGTAATTAAGTACGTAGTTTTGTAAATTCAATAAATACTATGTATAAAAGAGGAAGCAAAGCATGTCATCAACAGACAGACAAAATAGACTTTTAGTAGCTGAAGATTGGAAACGAATCTATCAGAGCTACCGAAATGCTGATTTTAAGAGTTACGATTTTGATAATTTACGTAGGACGATGATTAATTATCTACGTCAAAACTATCCAGAGGACTTTAACGATTATATCGAGTCAAGTGAATATCTTGCACTTATAGATCTTATTGCATTTTTAGGTCAAAACTTTGCTTTCCGCAACGATTTAAATGCTCGTGAAAACTTCCTCGAACTAGCAGAACGTAGAGAAAGTGTATTACGATTAGCTAGGATGCTTTCTTATAATCCCAAACGTAATCAAGCAGCAAACGGCTTACTTAAAATTGAAAGTGTACAAACTTCGGAAGAAGTGCGAGATTCAAACAATCTTAATTTAGCAAAACAAACTGTTATATGGAACGATCCTAGTAATTCAAATTGGTACGAGCAATTTATAAAAATTATGAATTCTGCTTTGCCTGTAAACAACACATTTGGCAGACCTATTAAAAGTGAAACTGTAAATGGTGTTCCGACACAGCAATATCGCTTTAGTAGTTCTAATTCTGATATTCCTGTTTTTAGCTTTAATAAAGCAATTGACGGAATTACTAATAGATTTGAGATTGTTAGTACTGATATAGTTAATAGTAACATTGAAGAAGAAGCTCCTTTTCCTGGAAACAACTTTGCATTTTTATATAGAGATGACGGCCGAGGATCTGCAAGTTCTAATTCAGGATTCTTTTGTCACTTTAGACAAGGAACATTAGACCAAGGATCGTTTACCGTTGACAATCCTAGTACAAATCAAGTAGTTGCAATTGATGCAACTAATATTAACAATAGTGATATTTGGCTTTATAAATTAGACAATTATGGCAATGAAGAAGAGTTATGGTCTAAAGTAGATGCAGTTGAGGGCAACAATGTCATCTATAATAGTTTAAGTAAAAGTATTAGAAACATCTATAGTGTATTAACTAGAGCAAATGACAGAGTTAGTTTAATATTTTCAGATGGCGTGTTTGGTACGTTACCGCAAGGACAATTTAGAGCATACTACAGAACAAGTAAAAACAGAAGAATTGTTATTAATCCTGGCGACATGCGCGGCGTTAGTGTACGTGTTCCGTATTTGAGTAAAACTGGAAAACAAGAAACACTTACTATTGTATATCAGTTAAAGTATACTGTTGACAATAGTACAGTAAGTGAAACTAATGCAAGTATCAAAGCAAACGCTCCAGCGACATATTACACTCAAAATAGAATGATTACAGCAGAAGACTATCAAATTGGTCCACTTGGTGTAAGTCAAGAAATTATAAAAGCAAAAAGTGTAAATCGAATTGCAAGCGGAATTAGTAGATATCTAGATCTAAAAGATGCTACTGGAAAATATTCTAAAACAAATTTATTTGGTATTGACGGAATTGTGTATAAAGAATTTTTAACTCCTAAACAAACATTTAGTTTTACGACAAGAACTGATGTTGAAGGAGCAATTGTTAATACAATAGAACCTATATTAAATGACAGAAAAATTAAAAACTATTATCTTAATACGTTTCCATTTTTTCTTCTAGGAGATCTTAATATTTCCTGGAATAATCTTACAACTGATACAAACCAGTCAACAGGTTATTTTACTAATGCTAATAACCTGCGAACTGAATTAGGTGCATTTACTGCGAGTACATTAAAATTAGTTAAATCAGATAGCTTGGTTAAATTTGAAGCACCGACAGGAAAATATTTTAATACTAAAAATAATAATGCATTAGTTAGTATTCCGTCAAGTGGAGTTATTCCGTTAAACGGAGTAACATATAAATGGACAAAGGTTATTAGTGTTGTAGATAACGGTACTGTAACAAATGCCGACGGAACTGGTCCTGTTATTTTTAATGATATAATTCCTAGTACTAGTAAACTTATAGAAGTTAGACCTAGGCTAGCAATATCTTTACAAGACCAAGTTAAAACTCAAATTATTGATCAAACATTTGCTTATAAAACGTTTGGACTACGCTTTGATACAAATATAGGCGAATGGCGTGTTATTACAAACAATAACTTAGACATTAGTAGTAACTTTAGTATTGGTAAAACTGGCGATAATACTAGTCAGCAATTAGATGCAAGTTGGTTATTATTATTTGAAACTAACGGCGACAAGTATACTATTACATATCGGGCCAGTCGTTATGTGTTCGAGAGTGATGACGAGATTAGATTTTATTACGATTCAAGTGATAAAATTTATAATAATCAAACTGGTAAAGTTATTAAAGATAAAATTTCTGTATTAAGTATTAATACAAAACCAGATAGTACTGCTTCTTTTACTGAAGACTTTGAGTGGGAAGTAGTAGAAGAATATCGTGATGCAGAAGGCTATGTAAATAGTAAAAAAATACAAGTTAGTTTCTTTGATGAAGACGATGATGGCATAGTTGATGATCCGCAAATATTTGAAGAAATTGTAGACGAAGCATCTGCACCAACTACTAAGTATGTATTTTTACAAAAGCGCACAGCTACAGACGGCGTTGAAGACTTTAACTATGTTCCTCAAGCAACGCACAATATTATTACCCTATCAACTAAGGATAATATTGGAGCATTAAGTCAGTACAATGACGCACAGGTATTTTATTATATTGCTGAAGATATATTTGAAGTATTAAATAAAAATGCCGGCACGTTAACTATTACGCAAGATTATAAAGCAAGAATTGGCCGCGACAATTTAAAATTCCAGTATATACATGCAGCAGATGCAAGTGCAAGAATTGACCCAAGTGTAAGTAATATTATCGACACATACTTATTAACAAGAAGTTATGATACTAGTTATCGTCAGTATTTGGTTGGCACAACTGCTACTATGCCGCTAGCTCCTAGTTCAGATCAATTGTACTCAAATTATGGCGCAGAAATTAATAAAATTAAATCATTAAGTGACGAAGTTATATATCATCCGGTTAAGTATAAGATACTATTTGGTGATAAGGCAGAAACTGATTTGCAAGCTAAGTTTAAGATTGTTAAAAACCCAGATTTAGTTTTAAATAACAACGATGTAAAGTCAAGAGTTATTTCAGCAATTAATGAATTTTTTGCATTAGAGAATTGGGAATTTGGAGAAACTTTCTACTTTTCGGAACTTAGTGCATATGTAATGCAGCAATTAGCACCAGACTTAGTTACGTTCGTTGTTGTTCCAAATCAATCTACACAAAGTTTTGGTAGTTTGTTTGAAGTTAAATCAGAATTAGATCAAATTTTTATTAGCGGAGCAACTGTAGACGATATTGATATTATTGACGCAGTTACCGCATCTAGACTTAAAGCAACTAATACTGTTGTTACAAGTACAGCATCATCCAACGTAGGTATTCAGAGTATTAGGAGTAGCAATTAATGTCATTTAATGATGATCAACAAGAACCAGCACTACCGGTAAACGGTTCTAGTAAACGTAAAAGCGAAAATCATTTACCACGGTATTATAGAACGCAAGCTAACAAAAAGTTTTTAAATAGTACCCTTGATCAATTAATCCAACCCGGTGTTGTAGAAAAAATTAATGGATATTATGGTAGAAAATCCGCAAAAGCATTTGAACAAAATGACAACTATGTTGGCGATGTTAGTTCTGCAAGAGAAAATTATCAATTTGAACCAGCAACAATAATTAAAGATGATTTAAATAATGTTAGCTTTTTTAAAGATTACAATGACTTTATTAATCAGCTAGACAGTTTTAACAAAGGCGAGAATGATCATAGTGTAGTTAACGCACAAGAATACTACGCCTGGAACCCAAATATTGATTGGGATAAGGTGGCAAACTTTCGTGAGTATTATTGGTTGCCAACTGGTCCTCAATCAGTAGGTGTTGCTGGTAATACTGTT